CGGTAGAGGAACGACTCCCTATTATGTTGTATATTGATACTCAAGGCGGAGAGTTATATCGTGGATTCAGTTTGATTGGAGCAATTGAAAATTCTATTACCCCAGTCGTTGGTGTCGTAGAGGGTGGTATCTGCATGAGTATGGGAATTCCCCTGCTACTCAGCTGTCACTATCGTATGGTATCAAGACATGCGACACTCCTGTATCATGAGTTGCGTGCTCCAATGGATGTGCAAACTTTACGAGAAATCCAAAATACTACTAGACACTATGAGATTCTTCAAGACAAAATGGATGGCTATATTGTAGAAAATTCTAGCATACCCTTAGAAGTATTGCAAGAAAAACGCAAAATGAATTTAGACTGGTATATGACTATTGAAGAAGTAGAAAAATATGGATTTGCAAATGAAATTTTATAGAAATAAAGTCGAAAACTTAAACAGACTATAATAGCGAATAAGTCGTGAGAAGGCGGAACCACGTTAATCTACCGCCCTTACATAGCTTGGGAACGCAACAGAAACAACTCTATTTGTTTTACAGAAATAGCAGGTTGTTGAGATAGAGTTTGTCATCCTGTGCACAGGTATTTGAATAAGACAATCGGGGTTGCAATCAATACAGTTGGGAGTGGTTTCCCAAAATACATATTTGGGAAGGTAGTAACGCAGAGGCGTGATGGTCATAGCAAGACATGCGTGTTGAAACTATGGAAGGGCTACTTGCTTACAGACTGGTTATCTGTGAGATGCATTTTTTTACAACTGCAATCGTTTCGTGAGATTAAGTAGGTAACTAGAGTTTCTGTGTGGGAACGGAAATTCTATGGTGCTTATTTAGCATACAAAACTAAAAAGGGGTCTATAAACATGGTTAAACTAAATAACGAAGTTACATTAGACATCAAATTAAACACAGAAGATTTAATTAAGGACTTGAAAAAGGTACAAAGAGAAGCTAAGAAAGCTACACAAGCAATAAAAGAGTATGACGCTTCTTCAAAAAAAGAGAATGAAATTAATACTCTATTAGATTTAGCAGGGAAATACGGTTTTTTACTAACAGCTACAGATGATATGAGTAGAGGTATTGGTAAAACTCATGCATTAATTAAGAAAGCGATTAAAGAAAACCTTGTGATACTAGTGGGGAATCCAGCAGGTTTAGATTATTTACGCAGAGAATATAAATATGAAAATATTACCTCTCCTAGAAAATTAGACGGTATTAAAGGTAAGAGATTTAATGGTTTCTTAGTAGATGATTTAGTCACAAATGAAGAAATTGCTAAGTTTGCTGACTTTACGGAATTGGAGTTTAAAGGCGGATTTAGTATTAGTCAATATTATTTACAAAAACAACAATATGATTATTAATAATTATCACATAGCCCTTGAGTAGTATCAAGGGTTTTATGATGCTTATTAAAGCATAAGATAAAAGGAAGTGATTTAAATGGCAGTACCAAAAAAGCCAACAAAAACATGTATACAATGTGATTTGACTACTGTTTCTATTGACAAAAACTTCTATGCAACAAAAAATAATTATTACTTTCCAGACGGAAAACTGCCAGTTTGCAAAGCTTGTCTTTGGAAAAAGTGGGAGGCAGAAGGTTTTGATTCATTCTTAGAAACAATGCAAATGATTGACAAGCCAATTTTTGAAGATAAACTTGAAATGGCAAAAGGCGATTTCAAAAAGTATTTAACACAAATAGCATCTTTATCTTGGGGTAAAGATAAAACATTTATAGATTCTACTATTTTTTCTGAACCTAGATATATGCAGAAGAAAAAAGAAGAAGAGGAAGAAGCTAAGTTAGAACTAAAAGAACTGACAGAAAAGAAATTCTTAGAAGCTCAAGAAATATGGGGCTCTGGTAAAACAGAAGAGCAATATATCTGGTTAACTTCAGAGTTTTATAAATATGGCTTTGACCCAGAAGTCCATAGTCCATCTATGGAAACTATTATTCGTGAGGTTTGCTTGACTCAACTTGACATGCGCTTAAGGCGAGAAAAAGGTCTAGATGTTGATAAACAAGTTAAAACACTGAACGACCTGATGACAGCCGCTGGTATAAAACCAACTCAAGAAGGCGGAACTGGAAATTCAGAAGCAGATGCATTCTCAGCTTTTATTAAAAAGTTAGAAAATGAACGCCCTGTAAAAGACCCTCATCCAGACTGGGCTGACGTAGACGGTATTCGCAAAATGATTGTAACTTTCTTCTTACATCCATGGGCTCGTATGTGGAATAAGCAGAAAGAAAGTCCATACTACGAAGAAGCACAAGAAATGCTAGAACAATTCACAGTCAAACCTCGTGAAACAGATTTGGGTGACGAGAATGACAATTAAAAAACAGAAATCGATTGTTGATACAGAGTTGTATAAAGATATTGCTAAAAAACGAAAAAAAGTAAGAAGTAAGAGTGAAAAGCTTGAAGAGGGAGTAGATGAATGGACATCCTTCTATAGAGCAAATCCACATAGATTTGTTCGAGACTTCTTAGGAATAGAGTTAAAAATATTCCAGCAAATATTGTTATATTTAATGATGCATTTCAATTTCTTGACATATATCGCTGCTCGGGGTCAAGGTAAAACCTTTTTGACGGCAGTATACTGTATAACAAGAATGATACTATATCCGAGAACTAAAATCAAGGCAGCAGCCGGATTGAAATCTCAAGGTAAGGAAATAGTGACCAAGATAAAGGAGATAGCCAATGAATCTCCATTATTAAGAAATGAAATTGTTGATGGCTTACGAGGAATTAAAGACGGTTCAAACATCATCCGTGTAGATTTTAAAAGTGGTAGCTGGATTGAAGTTGTTGCCGCTTCTGAAGGTGCTCGTGGTGGCCGCGCAAACTTACTAATAGTCGATGAATACCGTATGGTTCCACTAGATATTATTGATACTGTACTACGTAAGATGCAAGCTGACCCTCGTCAGTGTGGCTTTATGAATAAGCCAGAATACAAAGGCAATAAAAAGTATCTTGAACGAAATAAACAAATATTCCTATCTTCAGCTTGGTATAAAGCTCATGAATCTTGGGATAGAGTTCTTTCCTATAATGATAACATGGTAGACGGTCAGTCATATTTTGGTTGCGCAATACCATATCAAGTTTCTGTTATGGAAGGGTTAAAATCAGAAGAAGAAATTCAAGATGAAATGTCAGAACGTACATTTAATGAAGTAAAATTCTCTATGGAAATGGAAGCTATGTTCTGGGGAACTAATATGAACAGTTACTTCAAATATGAAGAAATACAAAAAAATCGCACTTTAACTCAAGTGTATTATCCAAAAGAAACTCGTGAACTACTAGGAGAAAAGACTCTTGGTATTCCGGCAAAAGCTAAAGGAGAAATACGAGTGATATCAGGAGATATTGCCTTACTTGGTGGTGCTAGTAATGACGCATCTGTATTCACTGTTGCCAGATGCATACCTACAAAGCATGGTTATGAAAGACAACTTATGTATATAGAATCTTTTGATGGTGGTCACACAAATGCAATGGCCAACAGGATTAGACAGCTGTTCGATGATTTTGAATGTGACTACGTAGTGTTAGATACAAATGGTCTAGGTATTGGTGTATTTGACCAATTAACAGAAGAAAAAACAGACCCTGAACGTGGTGTTAAATATGATCCATGGACTTGTATGAATGATGAAAAGATGGCTTCTCGTTGTATCTATCATAATGCTAAGCCAGTTATTTATTCAATGAAAGTTGGCGGTAGTGGAAATTTAAACTCTACAATTGCAGAGATATTTAAAAACACTCTACGACAAGGCATGTTCAAGCTACCTATTCATGAAGATGAAACAAAAGATATCTTAGAAAAATATGATGGATTCAAAAATTTAGAAAGAGAATATCAGCTGGAATTAAAATTACCATATATTCAAACTACAATTATGGCTACTGAGATTCTTAACTTAGAAGATGAAAATGACGGTGTTGGAGAGACAGTTAAAATTAAAGAGTCTCGCTCAGCACGAAAAGATAAATACTCTTCTATCTCATATCTAAATTATTTTGTATCAGAATATCTAGAAATGGAACTACGAGGTAGAAACCTAACAGTTCCAGACCCTACGGCTATGTTTATGATGAAACAAGCAAAACCAAGAGCTAGTAGAGGTGGAGTTTACTTCTAGTTTTAGAAAGGAAGTGATAATTTGAATCATGAAGATGAAAACCTAGACAATGGCATGACAGAAGACTACAAGAATATGTTATCTCGCTTCACTAATATGCCAACTAATAACTATGGGAGATACTATAAACCACTCAAAACTAGTAAGCAAGGTGGGTACAACGTTGGGGGTTCAAGCAATAATTTCAGAGAAGAAGAAATTCGAAGATGGTTGCAAAATCCGCAAAGTAATGAGAAACAGCTAAGAGACTTATCCACTTATCTTTACAACGCTAACTCTTTATATAAGTGGTTTATTAATGTACTATCTGGTATGCCTACATGGAACTGGGTATTGTCTATGGATACTTACGGAGTTAAAAAGAAGCAAAAACAATTGGAACAGATGTATCGCTTAGGCGCTCAGTGGGCAAATCTCAGATATTCTCAAGCAGAACTCAATAAAATTTTTAAAACGATAATAAAAGAAGATTGGTACTATGGTTATGAAGTAGAGACAGATGACTCATATTTTATTATGAAATTAGACCCTCAATACTGCCGTGTATCTAGTATTTTCGAAGATGGAATTCGTGCCTTTCAATTTGACTTTTCTTTCTTTGATAATAAAGAAAGTATAGATCAAACAAAAGTATCTCCAGTCATACAATCTTATCCAGAAGAGTTTAGAAAAGGCTATGCATATTACCAGAGAACAGGAAATAAATGGGTTCAATTAGACCCTATTAATACTGTTTGCTGGAAGTTAAATGATGACTTAGATTATGGCTTACCATACTTTATTAATATGGCTACAGATTTAAGCGACATTGGCTTCTATAAGGCATTATCAAAAGACCGAGCAGAAATTGATAACTTCTTAGTATTACATCAAAAAATTCCTGTAGATGAAAACACTGTAGACAAATTTGCTATCAGTTCAGATTTAGCTAGAGGATTTGATGCTTTGGCTGCTCAAGCTGTGCCAGAAAGTGTATCCGTAATAACCTCTCCTATGGATGTAACGGCTGTAAAAACGGAACGTGGAACAAGTGAAAAAAGCAACATCAAAGATTCTACTACACAAGCATTTACTGGTGCTGGTATGCCTGAACAATTAGCCAATGCTACCACATCAACTGGGCTAGGTCAAGCAATTAAAGCTAATGAAAATATAGTATATCGTTTCTATAAGCAAGTAGAAAAAACTTACAATTTTAAAATGAGATATAAATTTCCATCTATTAAGATGAAAACTCGTATCTTAGAACTAACTTATTTTAGTAGAGAAGAAAAA